TTGCCGAAAGTATTAGATATGATCCGTTCTATGCACGCTAAAAATACGCTGAAATACGCTTTTAACGCAGCGAATCTGTATATCGGGAATCGGCTGTCTAACGGTAAGGAGGCCCGACGATATCCGAAGATTCATGACGTCATTATTAACGAACATTTCACGCGCTATGTTTTTACATTGCTCAACGGTATGGACCCGAAAGATATCGCGAAAAAGGAGTACGTCTTTAAGCAAGTGTTCGGGGAAAGCATCGAGTTAAAGGGCGAGCTTAAGAAGTACGTTTTAACGATATACAAACGGACACAGTCCGGAGCCCTGCCCTATAGTTTCGCGAATATAGAGCCGGCGTTGATCGATAAAGGCCTGCCGATTGTTTGCGGAAGGGATATAAACGGAAATTGGATGGTTTACGACGCAATCACAGAACCTAACTGCCTTATATCCGGAGAGCCAGGCGCAGGGAAAAGTACGCAGCTCCGCAGTATCTTAACGACACTTATCCAACACAAAACAGCCGACGAGCTTCACCTTTATTTAGGCGATCTGAAGATGAGCGAATTTCACTTATTTAAACGCGTCGGCCACGTAAAAAGCGTATGTGTATATCCCGAAGACCTCGCCGTTATGCTCTCCTTTCTTGCGATTGAATTAAAAAAGCGCAGCGAGACGTTAAACAAACATAGCGTTACGCATGTCGATAAATTACCGGCCGCGACTAAGCCGCCTTATATCCTGCTTTGTATCGATGAGATCGTTATGATAATGGACGATAAAGAAATGCGAAAGATCATCGTTCAGTTAGTATCGCTTGGGCGAGCGCTTGGTATTTACGTAATCTTAAGCTTGCAGCGACCTTCTCACGATATTCTCGATACAAAAATCCGCAGCTTATTAACAGTTCGGATGGGCTTTCGTACTACGGACGCATCTAATGCAAAAATTATCGGTACGCCTGGAAGTGAACGGATTAGCAAAACGACGCCCGGCCGGTTCGTAATTAAACGCGATGAACTAACCGAACTGCAGGCGCCTTACTTATCGGAAGAGAACGCCGATAAGATTCTCGACGCGTATCGGATCGATAACTGGAATAACCGCTTTGTTGACGGCCCGCCACCGCAGCCACCGGCAGCCGAGCCGGAAATCTTAACGGAAAAGGACGTGTTTATCGATGGCCCTTACTAACCGAGATAAAGCGATCATTGCGGACCTTAATAAATTTCGCGTAATGGATCGCGATACGATTGCCGAGCTACATTTCGGAAATTTGCGCAGGCCAAAATACGCAGCCAATAACGTTCTGCTGCGGTTGCTTAGGGACGGACATATTCAGCGATCTACGTCGCGCCAGCCTTACGTTTATTTTGGCGGCGAAACAACGATGAAAAAGAATAGCGCCAAGATCGATCATTTTCTTGCGATAGGTAACGTTTATAAAGAGATGCGAGGTCAGGCGTTGGAGTCGTTCTTGGTGGAGCCGAAGTACGGCGAAAAGGGAACGGTCGAGCCGGACATATTTGCGCTATACCGGCGTACGCCTTTCTTTATCGAGGTGCAGCGGTCGGTCTATTCGGAAAAGCAGATGCGCGAAAAGTTAGACCGGTATGAAACGTTATTCCAGTCGGGCATTATTGCGTTGGAACCGTGGCAGAATCCCGAGCGGATAATGTTTCCGCACGTGTTGATTCTGTCGGATACGCGATACGGATTGCCTTCGTTTCCATTTAAGGTATTCCAGGCGCCGACCTTTACTGCGTTCATCCAGTCGATAACAAAGCCGAAAGAGAAACAATCTTCCGCATAAAAAATCGCCCCATCCGCGAAGGATAGGGCGTGGATTGTTACTTTTTAAACGCTTGATGTTCGAAATAACTGTCGGCAACTATTTTGAAATTCTTGTATTTGAATTCTTCCCAGTTTATCTCATCGGCGGTCTTTCGCTCTAGCTGAATCGATAGGACTTTTTCAAAAGATGAGTTGCCTTTTGCGTCCTCCAAAGGAAATTCCCACGTTATTAAAACCCTACCGACGGAAGTATCCTCAAAAATCTTAGGAAAAAGTTTTTCGCCTTCTTTAAGCATTCCCTTTTTCACCATATTGTTAGTTAAATTACTACTTCCGTTTAAAGTAACGCTAACGGTTTTAATTCCTCGATTATTCTCGTCTACGTCATCAAAGATATCAAGCTTCTTCAATTTTTCCGTATCTTCTGTTCCTTTTTCCTTAAGCTCATCCGCTATAAGCATCTTTACGTTTTTATCCGTTACTTTAAAAGGCTCGGCTTTCTTGCTTTCTGCACTGTCCTCTTTTTGCACCGCCCCTGTATTAACACTATCTTCACTACATGCCGACAATAATAAAAGTGGTACAGAAAGTAACAATAAAAGCATCTTCCGCATAGGAATACCTCCGCTATGTATTACCAAAATTATACTACGGCGCCAAACTTATCCGCAATGAGTTTTTATGTACGCGAGCACCTACGTTATCATACGTAAGCACTCGCTAAAAGTTTCGTTATTTCGTTGTACCTTCGCGTTTTGCTCCGAGTTCAAAAAGACCTGTCGCAGCTAATCCCGCAAAGCCGCCAGCCCATAATCGCAGCACCAAATCGAGGTCGGTAAACGGGTAAGCAACCGCGCCTAGTCCGATGCCGATCACGAAGCTTAACGCCGGGATTACATTAGTCGGAAGCTTAACCGTTTTCTTAACGAGTTGAACAAGCGCCGTTAAAATAGGCGCCAGTACAGTCGCGAAAATTAAAACGTCTTGCATAGTATCGTCTCCCTTTCGTTATTTTACTGTTGCGCCAGTTGATTTCGCAGCGTAGATATTTACTTTTCCGAACTGATCCGTTTTGATCGTATAGACGTCCGTTTGAGGGTTCGCAAGGACTTCGTATTTCAGGCCGCCGAATTTCTTAGGACGCAAGTATCCGCATTCATTTCCTTTGACTGGCGCTTTGTTTGTCGGATAGATGCGCCAAGAATCAGCCGATGCCGGAAGATAAACGTATTTCTTTCCTTTAGAGGACGACGTGGAACCGCCCTTAAGTTTGAGCACCTGCCCAACCGTAATTTTATTCGCGTTCTTGATGCCGTTGTACGATTGAAGCTTCGCCACACTTACGCCTGTTTTCTCCGCAATTTCAGAAAGTGTATCGCCTTTCTTGACGGTATAGGTAGATCCGGAAGCTTTAGGCGCTGATTTCTTCGCGGATGAAGATGACGTTGATTTACCGCCGAGTGCTTTAAGTTCCGCCGCAATATCCGCTTTTACTTCTTCCCAACGATCTTCAGCGAGAACCCTGTGCGGGCAATATTTTCCGGACCAGTCTTGGTGCTTACGTACGCGATCAACGCCCCAGCCACGCTCTTTCAATAGTTGCGCGATAAATTTAATCGCCAGTTTCTCGGCCGCTTTGTACTTAGTGCCGCCTGACTTCGAATAGCAAACCTCTACGCCGATAGACGTACGGTTTCCGGAATCTGCTCCGTTACCATCTCCGGTATGCCACGCGTTTCGATCTGTCGGAATACCTTGTACGACCTCCTTATCGTCCACCGCGAAATGATATGACACTTCGTTGTTGTTTCCGATCATGTACCGAATCTCTGCGTCCGCTGAAGCGTCGTTCGCCGTATTGTGGAACGTAATGTACTTCGCATCCATTGAATACGGACACTTAACGGAATACTTACTTGATGCGACTAGATTCTTGCGCACTGAAATCGCCATTTTATCGTCTCCTTTCGAAATTAAAAAAGCCCGCCGGGACTCTCACCTGACGGGCGTATTGCGTATATTCGGTTATAAAAATAGCGCAACTCCCGATATCGCTAAGCCAGCGACGCCGATCATTACGCCCCAAATCCATTTCGTATTTGCTTTCATATCCGCTATATCTGCGCGATTTTCTTTCGCCAACGACAATGCTTCGTCAGCTTTTTCGTCAGCTCTCTCGGCTGTCGTTTTTACATCGTTAAAGTAATCGACCTTGGTGTCTATCCGAACAAGCCATTCGCGAACTTCCGCTAACTTATCGTTAAATTCGTGTATGTTCGGTTCCGGCATTGGTCCGCCTCCTTTCCGTTATTTACTCAGTCCCAGTAGATCCGTCAGTCGCCCCAGAAGGCCCTTCGCTGGGAGGTTCCGTATCGCCACCGTCAGTTCCGTCGGTAGTCGGCTCCTCGGTTGATGGCGGTGTTTCAGCCGGTGGTTCTTCTGCCGGAACAGTTCCAGAATAAACTTCGCCAGTAATTGCGGCATATTGTTCGCGAGAAATTTTACCGAGCTCGACGAACCGTGCGACCTGTTGCTTATCGTAGTAACCTTTCGCGTAATAAAGCTTGATAGCGTTATACAAGAACGTATTCTCCTCCAATTTACAAGACCCCTTTCTCCGTTGTTAACACGATAAGTTCCGCGATAATCTGGTGTGCTGTTTCGGCGTCTTCTTTTGCTTTTTTGACTGCTTCGGTTGCTTCGTTTAGTTGCTTGATTAATACCGAGTTCGCCTGCTGCGTCGTTGTAAGTCCGGCCTGTAACTCCTCGACAGATGTTCCGGAATCAGGAGCCGGCTGTTCGAGGTACTTCTGGTAAGCCTCTTCTAATTCGGCCGCAGATGGAATCGGTGCGTTTAGATACCATTGGTTTTCGTCTATCCACTGCTGATTGCCGTCTGCCATTACGACATAATCTCGATTCGGAACAGCGTCCGGGAAAAGTACTAACATTGCTAATCCGATATTCATAGTAAAACCTCCTTAAATCCCCATCGGAATGTCGCCGATGCGGTAAATGTCGAAGTAGTTATACCATCCGGAGTTTGCAGTTATCGTTAAATCCTGTCCGGCGCCGACAAAGATAAATAGCTCTAAATAATCTCCGACTTCTAACGGGACAGTAACACCACTCGCATAATGGCCTTGGTTGAACTCATCAGTCGCAGCATTGTAAGGATCTTGTCTATTTTGATGAATCACTTTAAATCGAGTCCCATTCCTGTATAAATTAAGTTCGACATTGTTATATTGTTTTTTTCGATTTATATATAAACCGGCACCAACCATATACATTCCTCGCACCTTCGCAATAAATCTGTTATTAGCAGTATTAAATTGCGTATGCGAGTCTGATATTACCCGATCAAATTTTACTTTTTGTGTAAAGCTTTGTGTTAACGTTTGTTCGTTTGTGACCGACACGTTGCACCACGAATTATTACCGTACAGAGAATACCATTGCGTCCAACCAGTGTTTGTATGCCAGTAACGACCCCACGATCCCTGCGAATTTATATCTCCACCTGTTGAATAGAATTGTTGAGACATCCGCGTATTACTGTACTTTATCGTGTGTAGAATGCCATAGTTGTACGGAAATCCCGTCGCTGTGCCTGATGTTATTTGCTGGATGGTCGACCCTATAGGATAGTCGTTTCCACTAGATGTGGCGTCCGATATACTTGTAGTGCTTACATTTATTTTTTGAGATGTAATTGCCGCAATTGCTGCGTCAGTCTGTGTCTTATCCGCGGTAGTTGCCCACAGCCCCCATACTTTGCTTCCAACTCCGTAATTTCTGAAATAAGTAACTTGAATCTGAGTCGTTGTGCTCCCCCTATATGGGATATAACGTTGTAATGCTCCTGAATTAGACCAAGGGAAGGGAATAACCTCTAAGAACCCTGACGATTGAACAGGCGCATTTAATATATTCCATGTTCCAGCACTACTGAAATCGCAATAATAAACCCCTGCGTCGGTTATGTCGTTTAAGTCGCCAGAGGTAATCTGTCTTTTCGCCAATCCCGTACTTGTCGTTAATGGAAACAACTGCCCGTTATCTGTTTTCTGAGCGTATCTATCCAAGCGATTTTTAAGCGAAGTATCCGTCGTACCATCGTAATTGGTCCGTGCCGCAACAACCTCCGCATTACTATCGCCCTTACTCGCTTCGATTACAAGGTTATCTACGTATTTGTTTAAGGCGGTTATCGCCGTATCCACGTTAGTGCCTTCGTAACTTATTTGCGATGCAGAGTGCGCGATTTTTGCGTTTTCGTGCGTATCTAAATCGCTGCTTTGCTTATTTAACGCATCCTCGATGGTTTGCGCGTCTTGCTCCTGCTGCTTAAGGCGCGTCGCGTTCTCGTTCGGAGAATACGTTTTTATTAATTTAATCGCCATGATCGTCCTCCTTTGCGTTAATCTGACGGATTGGCCGTCATTAGTAAAACGGATATTTTCGAGCCGACCGTAACGTACGTACTGTTCGGAGCTATCCGCGCTCCGTTACGCGCAAAACCTAACGTTAAAATATTGCTCGTATCGCCGCCCGGATTTAAATCGGTACCCACGAGCACATTCGCAGCTTTCAGGTTGATGTCCGCTTCTACTTGCGCATGTAACAGACTGTAGTAATTTTCGTTAAGCGTGACCTTCAGATCGTTTCCGCTAATTACTACGCTGGTTACGAGGTTCTGTTGCGTCGCTACGTATCTAGCCGCATTTGAAACCGTCCAAGCCGTGCCGGTATATTCGAGAATCAGCGTTTGGGTGACCGCCCTCAATTTCTTTGTTGCGTCATCTCTAGCGTAAAGATCCGTGTTAAAACTGGCGCTCGTATTTAGCTTCTCGGCAGGCTCACGATATGCGTAAATTTTCGCGATACGTTTACCGACTGCCCCTGTCGCATAACCCGTCATAACCGTTCGTGTTTTCGTATTTGGATCGACATAAACGTGAACGCCCTCCGGCTCTCTGAACCCGTCCTCCCAACTAATCGCCGTATTCTTCGCGAAGATAATCCGCTTTTCGTAAATCGTCGTGTTGCCACGAATATCATAGACGCGAAGCATGTTCGGTTCGGTCGCTTCGTTTGCGTCGCCTGTATACCAATAAACATACGGATAGTCCATATACGCGCCCTGAAAGATCGTGCCCGACGGAAGATCAACCGTCATTTCGTCTACCGTTTTTAGAACGTCTTTTCTAGCGCTTTCTAGGTCTTGCGCGACGACTTTGTTTTCGCGACGGAAGAATAGTAGATTGTGTTCGATGTCTAGCGAAACGACTGTGTATTCTTCGCCGCCGAGGTTTTTGGTGCGCTGAATACTCGGATCGTTGTATCGAATGGATGCGCCGGGCTGATACGGGAATCGAGCGATTGTATGCGTTCGTTCTACATCCGACGTATAATAATGGCTCCAGATGTACATTTTGCCTTCGGATGCCGACCAATCGAGACCGATATTCGTTCCGTGACCGCCTTCGAGACAGACCATATAGTCGAGCATCTTTCCGGATAGATCCATTCGCGTAATCACAAACGATTCCATGTTCGGATTTTTGCCTTCACCGTTCCACACTTGCGTCGCGTATATTTGATTGTTTACACGGTCGATGTTGAACGACTGCATGACGGTCGAGTGCGCTAAATTAAGCCGCGCATATAACTCCGGCGATTGCTTCGTAAAATCTACGTAAGTGGCCGCTTCTAGAACCTGCGTTGTGGTCGTCATATCACTTGAAATCTCGCGCCGTATTTCGTTGGTGCGCGCCTGAATATAATTTTCCTGATTACGAATCCGCAGCATCTCTTCGACTTGCATATCGAGCACCGATTTACTTACGTTTGCCAGCGTTAATTCTGGCGCATCGTAGGGATCTAACGGATTGTACGTCATCTCAACGATCCGAACTGTATCTTCGTACGTAGTTCCGGCGATAAGTGTATCCGCGATTACGTTGATTGAATCACCGATATCAAATTCGTCCTCGCGTCCGTCCAGCAACGGATCATAAAACGCGATTGGTGTGACCGATATCGTTATTTGCGGATAAGGGTTAACGACTTCCTTTAGGGCCGCTTCCATGCTCGACTTTGACGTACATCGATCGTCAACTATCGAAGCTGCATACCGAGGTCGGCCGTCGAGTAAAAAGTAATTCTCGTCCGGGTGGATATACTGAAACGGCTCAAACGCATATTTGCCGGTATTCTCGTCTTTCTTACCGAACCCCCACGCCCGCGTCGTAATGTTTTGCGATGTGGTCTTAATCGCTATACCTTGGATGTTATAACGCGTATCGAGCCTAAAGTTTCGTGCCTGGCCGAGCTGTTTATATACGTAGATCATATCGTTATCTACTGCGAGCTCGACTTTATAGTCCTCGACAATTTCGTCCATAAGTTCGATGCCGTTTTTGTTACCGAAGTTTTCTTGAACTACGGATGATATATTTGCCGCATCGCTTGAAATATCGTATCTGAATCCGCTTCCCGACAACGCATGACTTAGCGCCTTGGATAGAGAAAGGGTGCCGGATAGTTCTTCGTTAACGAAGTGGTTATTGAGCCGCATTGTGTACATGTGGTGAGCCGTTATGACTTTCGTTAAAGACTCGTCGACTTGCTCCTTTTCAACGTCCGTAATGAAATAGCGCTGTGCTCCGTATGTCTTTTCGTCTACTATCAATACGTTAGTTTCCGTTAATAGATTAAACGCGAGTTGGTTGTCATACGTAAGCTCGATCGTAAAGCTAAGTTCCTTCTTGCCGTCCGCCCCTACTTTGAGAGACGGCGCTACATCTATATCGAGAATTTCCTGTTGTTCTCCGGTATCTACCGACTGTACGAATAGTTGTTTGATAGGCCGCCCCTCCTTTATTTATAGTAGAAACGTGTTTTGAATCGAATATCGACCGCGCTCGCATTTTGTACGTAAAAGCTGTTATAGCCGGGCGCCATAGACGGAAAACGACCGGAGGTTTTAACCCCGGCCGAATCGTTTACAAATACGTATTGTCGCCTAATTTCAACTTTTTGCGTTGAGTTAAGCGTTGTCTTTATCGTTAATGATTCGCCTGTCGTGCGATTGGCGATCGTTATATTAGTGCCGGCCAAATACATCTCGACCGTGTAGTCGTGCTCCGTCGGATAAATCGTAACGTCCGACGCGTTGTAGACTTTAAAATCTGCTACGTCCTTAAATCGATAAGGAATGTCGTTCTGATCCGGAATATTCATGCCCGAAAAGAAATGCTCGCCGGCAACGTTTAGCGCAGTCTCTGACGTATACTTTGATTCCGATAGGCCATCTAGCGCGATGAATTCGAGTTCGATTTCTTTGTAGTTTTTCTCCCGATTCTTTTCGCGATCAAATACGTCATCACATACGACTTTCCAACGAACGCCTGGCGTAAAAGTATGCGTAATGTAGTACGGTACATCCTGAACGAAAAGCTTCGCAAGAGCATCCCGATATAGATAGAAATGCTCCGGCGATCTTGCGGACAATAGAAAAACGGCCTTGATTTTGCGCTCTTTATACTTCACTCGTCGTTGGCGCTGAACAAGACCGTTCCTATTCGCTAAATCTAACGTAGTTCTACCGATGCTCGGAGACTCCGGCGTAAAGCTTTGAAGCCTAACGAAAGGGAGTAGGCTTCGTAGCGATTGGTCGCCGTCTCCCTGATCTATTAACAAATCGAACATTACCTAACCCCCTTCGAAAACTTCTTGGCGTTCATAATACGTGCGCTGCGATTGTCTAACGCCTTGCCGTCAAGGTAAACCGCCGTGTCTTTATCGCCAAGCGCTTTTGTTGCGTTTAACTGTTCGCTAGAAATCGCGTTTTGTTTTTCGAGCAAGCTAATAAGCTGCGCAGTCAGAGCCGCGCTTTGACCTTCGTTAGAAACGCCGAGCTTATCGCCCGTTGATTTCCAAAGCTGAATCGCACGTTGACGGTTGTTCTGCAACGGAATGACCGCTTCCGGTCCTTCTTCCGCAACCCAAGCTAGCTGCTTCTGCGTTACGATGTCGCCAATTTTGTAACCTTTGTACGGACCGCCTGCGCGCATTGACTTGATGCCTGGCGTATTGAATACCGTTCCGTAGCGCGAAATGATGTACCGGATGGCTGCCACCGCGTTGTGTACCGGATTCATAATGTCGCCCATGCCTTTCATCTTGTGCGAATCGAACGTTGTTCTTATCGTCTGCATAAGCCCCATCGATGGCGTTCCGCGCTTCCAGTTGATGTCCCACTTGTTGATCGTAGATGGTCCGGTACGTCCTCCGGATTCCTTCATCGCGATAGTCGTTAATGGGCCGAACCAATTGCTCGGAACTTTCGTAATCGCCATCGCTTTACGAATCCACTGTTTAACGTTCCCGGTCGCTTTTTCTCCGCTGCCGAAGCCGCCGCCAAAGTCATCGATCTGCTTCTTAACGAAACCGACCATTGACGACTTAACCTTTTCATAAGCCCCTTTCGCCATGTTGCCGAATACGCCGGAGATTTCCGGAAGCTTCAGACCGAGGCTGCCGACGACTTTAGAGACTAGTTTCTTCGGATCGGAAACGTAATCCCATACGTCAAACGCGAATTCTTTGACTTTGTTGACGGCACCTTTCGCGACATTGACAACGGTGTCTTTCGCGCCTGAAACTGCGTCGACTCCTTTTTCGAATAGGTTTTTCTTCTTCGTGCCTTTCTTAAAGGCCGGAATACCTTGCGCGATAAGTTTTTTCGTCATGTTATGCGGAAGGACTTGCGTTCCTTTCGGCAAATTGAACAACGTATCTCTGCCGGGACTTAAGCCGGTAAATCCGGAAGGTGTACGGAATAATTCAGGACCGCCACCATCGCCGAGGATAGCAGGTCCGCCTGGGTGCCCGCCTGCTGACGTACCTTTCGCGTATCTAGGAATCTCTAATTTCGGAATGTAATGCTTCTTGTCGACGCCGATTAATCCGAGAACCTTATTGATACCTTTTTGCGTGAGTCCGTTTACGATGCCCTCGAATCCGCCGATCATTTTGTTTCCGAGAGCTTTAACGCCGTCAACTGCTTTTCCTGCCATACTTTTAATACCGTCGCCGATTTTTCCTGGTAGTGCTTTAGCGTTTGAAACCAACTTATTGAATACATCTATAGCGAAATTCTTTATTTTATTGAATAAACTTTTGGTGCTACTCCAAAGTGAATTCCATGCGCTAACTGCACTACTAACTACCTTATTAGCTAATATCTTAATAGTGGATACAATACTACTCCAAATTGTTTTTAATATTGTCTTAATAGTATTAAACACTGCTGAAGTAACAGACTTTATCGTGTTCCACGCAGTCTTAATAACAAGTAAAACTAGACTGACGGCCCCTTTTATTACAGCCGCGATAATTGCCCAAACGCTCTTCAGAATACCTAATACAGCATTCCAAACACCTTGCCAATCTCCTTTTAGTATCGAAGAGAAGAGCTTGATGATATTTGTAACTAAATTAAGAGCTCCTTGAATAACGCCGACAATTACCGGAAAAACAATTTGAACAACTTGCAGTATGAAACGTATTGCAGGAACAAGAATACTTTGGATTATTACGGCAACACCGTTCAAGACTGCTATAATTACTGGAACTGCTGCCTGTATTATTGTTAGAACAACAGGGAAAACCGCTTGAACCACGTTAAGTACAAGAGGTAACACATTAGTTACGAGATCTTTGATTACGGTAGCGAGTAATTTGATTATCACAACAACAATCGGTAATGCTGCTTGTATGATTGTCAGGACTGCAGGGAAAATCGCCTGAACCGCGCTCAAGAGAATTGGCAACACTTCAGTCGCGATCATTTGAATTATCGGCACGATTGCTTGAATAAGACTCAACGCTACTGGAAATACCGCTTGGACTACGTTCAGAATAATCGGCAGTAATGACGTAAACCCTTCGACGAGCACCGGAAGCACTGCCGTTACGATTGACGTAATTATTTGCAACATTGAACCTTGTACTTGCGCCCACACGCTTACTAGTCCGCCAACCAGGCTGATGATTCCCGGAAGCATCTGCGCAAAAGCCCCCGCCAATTCTCCGATTAAAGGCGTAATTTGAACGACCGCATCCGAAAACGCTACGCCTAATGACCCCGCTAAACTTACAAACGTCGTACCTAATTGCGCGAATGCTGGTCCGAGCTCTGCGATTGCTGTGCCTAAATCCGCAAATGCCGGTTTTAACGTAGCAAGACTCGTAACCATCACGTTCATCGTTTCCGCAAACTGTGGCGCTAGTTCTGCCGCTATCTCGCCGAAGTATTGACTAAACGCGTCAAATACCGGTTGTAACGCGATCATTGCGCTGCTGATTACGCTTGATACTTGCGTCCAAACAGTTGTAACCGATGCCCGGAACTGTTCGTTCGATTGGTAAAGACGGAATAAGAATCCGGTCAAGCTTACCAGCGCCGTAATCGCAAAGCCGATCGGGCCGGATACCCCCGCTAACGCTAACCCAAACGCTGTAATCGTTGGCGCAACGATAGAAATAGCGCCGCTAACGCTTGAGAATGCCGTCTTGAGTTGCGCAAAAAAGACGCCTGCTGCATCCGACACTTTATCTGCGACTCCTTGACCGAAGAATTGCGATGCTTTTTGTCCGATCGAGTAAAAGAACGAACCTATAGTGCTGGCCGCCGCATTGAATCCGCTTTGAATTGCGGTTCCTATGTTTACCGCTCCCGATGCAAAACCGTTCCACATAGCCGGTCCTTTTTGGAGCAAATACGCTGCTACGCGATCGACTGCCGCCACGATTCCGTCAAAGGCTACCTTTGCGCCGTTATACGCGATTAAAGCGCCGGCTTTAATTCCGTTAAATACTACGCCGAGAAGTTTTTGCAAGGATTCCGAATGTTTATATACGAGTGCGAATACCGCTATTAGACCCATTATTCCTGCGATGGTTAAGGCAATCGGACTGGTTAACGCTGCGAATACGGACCCTAGAACGGTTCCACTCAACGCAAGGATTCCGCCAGCTTCGATCAATGCGCCGATACCTGCGGCCATCGCGCCGAATCCTGCTAAAACTGCTCCGAATGTCGCAACGATACCGAAAAGCGCAGCTACAACCGCCGCAGAAATTGTAATAAACTTCTGCATTCCTGGCGATAAGTTATTGAATGCGTCGACGACTTTTTGAAGCACGCCAACGAGCGCTGATACAACCGGAGTAAGTGCACTTCCGATATTTATCTGCGCTGTCTCGAATGCGCCCGAAAGCTCCTCGATCCGTCCTTTCAAGTTGTTCATACGCTCGGCTGCAACGTCTGCCGCTTTGATTTTGTCCATCGCTTTCGCCATGTCATCAAAGCCTTTGGCGCCCTGCTTACCGAGAATTAAAGCGCCGCGGATTGCGTCAGATCCGAAAATATTATAAAGAGCTTCTTGCTTATCCTTCGCAGACATACCGTCGAGTGCTTTCGAAAGTTCTCCGGAGATTTCCGTCATGCTGCGAATATTACCGTTCGCATCGAAAAACTTGTTGTCCATGATTCCGAGGTTTTTCGTAGCTTTATCGAACGCCTTCGAGAACTTATCGGTACCTTCCTTAGCGCCTGACGTTTTCGCAACGTATTTATTAAGCGCGTCATAAATATCGCCTAAGTCTTTGCTGGCCGGCTTGAATCCTTTATCCGCCATTTGCTGGTAGGCTTTGGTCGTATCCAGCGTTACGAGACCCAGTTCGGACATCGTTTCGTAAGACGCTTTAGTCATCGGTACTAATCGACTGAGCATCGTTTTGAGTGACGTACCAGCGTCCGAACCTTTAAGACCGTTCTGCGCGAAAACAGCCAACGCTGTCGACGTATCCTTAAACGATAGTCCCATACCGGCAGCTACAGCCGACGTCATCGATAGACCGTATTTCATTTCTTCGACCGATGTTGCAGATGCGTTGGCTGCTCCGGCAAGGATATCAGCCGCTTTGGATACGCTGAGATTATCGTCTTTGAAAGCGTTAAGCGCAGTCGATGCGATTTCTGCTGCGTCTGCCAGTTCGAGTCCGCCCGCCGTTGCTAACGAAAGCGCGCCCGAAAGGCCGCCGTCCATAATGTCCTTCGTCGATACGCCGGCTTTAACGAGTTCTTCCATCCCTTGCGCGGCTTCTAATGCGCTGTATTTCGTATCAGCGCCGAGTTTTACCGCTAAGTTCGTTAAAGCATCGCTGTACTTATTCGCTTCAGCTGGGTCCATTACCGATTTAACATTCGACATCTGCTGTTCAAAGTCCATCGATTTCTTAGTCGCCAGGCCAAGCGCGCCGCCAACCGCCAACGTAGCTGCGCCGAATGATGTCGCGATTTCGGAGCCAATCGACTGTAAATTGCCGCCAACCGTCCGAAGGTTTTCGCCGCTTTCCTGCGCGCGTGTTCCCATCCGATGCCATGCGTTAGCTTGCTGATCGATTTGTGTGTTGGTCGATCTTAATTGCGCTTGCGTTTCGCGAAGTTGTGCGGTCGCTTCGTTCATACGTGCGCTAAGTTCTTGCGTCTCCTGCGCGTCTTCACCTTTTGCGCGTTTAGATTCGAGATATAAACGACGAAGGTCTTTAAGGCGCTGCTGCTGAAGATCTATCGATTTATTTAAGTGATCGGCTTTCTGCCTCAGTCGGTCCGAGGTCGATCCGAAGTTATAAACGCCAGCCGTTGACGCTTTAAACGACGCATCTAGCGCACGCATTTTCGTCGTAATCGTACTGACACTCGCGTTTAGCTTGGCGCCAAGCTGTGCGAAACCTGTGCTCTGTTCCTTAATCCGTTTGTTTACGAGATCGAGTTGATCTTCGGTCTTTTTCATAGCCGCTAACGCTTTGTTGTACTGTGTTAGTAGCTTGACGGAGGCAGCCGCATCCTTCCCTTTGGTTCGCGCGCTCTCTTCGTATTGACGTTTAAGATCGGATAGTTTCGCTTTGTGTACTTGCATCGTACGGTTCAGTACGTTAGCTTTTTGATTCAGGGTATCGAGGCTGTTATCGAATTTACCCGCGCCTGCCATCGTCGCTTTAAATTCGCTGTTTAACGCGCCGAGTTTACGGTTAATATCCGCAAGGCCCCGCGTAAGGTCAGCGCTTTCTAACCCGATACTGACGCGCAAGGAGCCGAGTGATTCTGCCATGCTTTACCTCCTTTCTAAAAACCGAGTACCTGATCGATATAGACTTCCTTCTTACTGCCGCCCGTTGAACCGGATTTGCTGGTCTTTCCGTTGTCCGAGTATTGCATGAGTTCGAAAAGCCAACCGATGTCCATTTCATCGAGGTAATAAATATCTTGCGGCCGTTCCATGCTGTCGAGATAAAGCTTTTTAATGTCGTGTTCGAGCTTTTCGAGGAAGTCTAAGGGGAAAAGGTACCCCGGCGTTAGTTTTTTGCCGGAGTCTCCGCAGTGGCTTCGCCTTCATCTTTCGCAGCTCCTGACGATTCAACGCCCGCATTAACCGTTCCTACGACGCCTTGGATCGTATCGGAGATTGTTGAGATCATTTTTTCGGAAGAGATACCGTCGTAGAAATCGTCGAGTGAGAACTGACCGTCATAAACGCGAACAACGTAATCAACGAGGTTATCAAGATCGCCAACGTCCAGGTCATCAAAGTTGCTTGTTTTCGAAAGTTTAATAGCTTCGCGAAGCATTCTTCCTTTAATAAATGGCGCGCTGAATACCTTTTCTTCACCGTTAATAAGTAATGTGATTTGCATATGAACACTCTCCTAGTTTTTGTTTTTAAGTAGTCAAATAAAAAAGAGAGCCGACCGTAGTCGAACTCTCCCGTTATAAATCTATTAAGCCCCTGTATTTTCTTCTGGAGCAGGCGCAGGCGTAGACGCAGCCGGTTCGTAAACTTTCTTGAACCAATCGTTAACGACTGTTTTATTAACCCCTTCACCTTCCGTAAATACAGAACGAGACCAAACTTCGTCGTACGCACGACGCATAAATGTTCCTGTGATTGAGTCTGTTTGGAATTCCGGACTATCTGTTTTAGTCGCGAAAGATTCTTCTTGCAGCTGGAATTTCCCTTTATAGAATGCGTATAACTTATAACCTCCGCCAGACACTTGCGCTCTAAACAGCAACGCACCATATGGCGCCAGATCTGTCGCTTTCTTTTCGAGTACACCATCGGCATTAATGGTATGACCAAGTAAAAGCGCCTGTACGTCATGGGATAACTGATCGACTCCGATTTCGATTTCAGTTCCTCCGAAAGCTGTCTCGATTTCAGACGGTCCGTCATCTGCATTCAAAGTTTCGCTGTTTGTGTTCGGTGAAACTGACGCTTCGATTGCTTTACCAACCTTTACCGGCACATCGTAACTGACGCCTGTTTCGTCATCCTTAATCAATTTCGCAAAGTAAACGTCACGTAAACCAACCCGTGTTCCTGCCAAATTTATTCCTCCTCTGTATTTTGCGCATAATAAAAACGGAGCACCTTGTGGTATATCTCCGTTTCGTTTTCGTATAGGTCGTACTGTCCTAAGCGACCAAAGCCCGCATCCACGAGCTGTTTCTTTACGCCGGTTTCTAGCCGGGCGTATTCACTTGGGTCCTTCGTATAAATATCAACTTGAACGTAAAATCCCGTTGCTTCCTCGGCATCTTCCGCATTGAGTGCGCTCTTTTCGTCATAGAAGAAAAAACGGATATACGTTTCGTCCTCTCCTCGGTACTTAAGAAAAACAACGGGCACGCCCAACGGTTTTAGCGTCGAATTAACGATTGCCCGTGCACTCATCGCAATAACTCCCTTTCTAAGTAGCGTCTGATTTCGCGCTGTGCTTCGTTCTTTTTCGCGTTGAAAGCCGGCTCAATGAAAGGCATCGCTTGGTGTCCAGGGTGGTCGACTTCTCTTCCGTAAAACGTAGAACCGTCGCTCATGACTTTTTTGTTCTTCGCTTTCTCTAAGTGCGGACTGGTGCCGAACTCAGCGAATCGCGATATAAAGTCGAGGTCGCTCGGTCCGATTTCGATAATGTCGTTCTTAACATCGCTGACTAGGATCTTGCTTTGCGCGCTAGGCTTTCGCGCTTCCATCTCGTCAAATACCGGTTTAGCGCCGGCTTCGAGAGCGCCTTTCTTAACGGATTGAGCTTCGCGTCCCAGCCGATTAAGCCGCGCCATTAGTTCGCGCATTCCTTTTACGTTTGATCTCGAACTCACTTAACGTTGACCTCCTCCCCGATAATCGTGAAGGTAACGTTCGCTTCGTTATCGTTGATGATGCTTTTGATCTCGAACTCGCGTCCGCCATATTTAACGCGCATCTTATTGTTGAGCAGCGAATTCATCCGCTTTGAGTACCGAATGATAAAACGGGTCGTTCTCTCGGCCTGAATCGTAGCCGCCGCGATATATTCCCGGCCCTGTAACGTCTTTACTGCCGCCCATACCGTAGCGACTGGCGTCCAGCCGTCGATCTCAAACCCTTCGTCATTCGTTGTGTTTGCATATTGCAAAAACGTGATTCGCTTGTCTAAACTTCCGATATTTACCGCCATAGCCTCACCTCAATTGAAGGATCATACCGGCGATTTTTGTGCCGCTGTTGGCTGTCGTCCTATTTTCGTAGGCATCCGCGACATAGATCAGCGCCGCCATTTTGTATAGGTCTGATTCGGTATCCTTTACGCCTGCGTTTTCCATATGCTTGGCTGCTGCGGAAATAAAAAAGGAGACGAGGTTGTCGTCCTCATCTCCGTCAATCCGCAAGTATTCTTTTGCTTCATCAAGCGTAAGAGCCATCGTTATTCACCTGCCGGTGGTGTCGGTTCGTTAACGGTAATTGCAACCGTCGTCTTAACCGAAGGTTTTACCTTAGACGCGACTGTGATCGTCGTTGTGCCGGCCGCTTTAGCCGTTACTAAGCCGGAGCTTGATACGGTTGCTGTTGCGGTGCTACTAGACGTATAGGTCACGTTTTGGTCTGCGCCTGAAGGCGAAACTGTTGCGTTAATCTGGTACGTATCGCCGACCGTTAATGTCTTAGATGATTCCGTTACGTTAACGCTTGTAGGTTCGGTCGCTAACGTTGTAACTGAAAGCTCGGCGCTAAGTGGTGACGGATCACCGACGTTAGGGATTGCGCGAACCTGGTATTTATACGTCGTTAATTGCGTCAAGCCGCTGTCTGCAAACGATGTTCCTACGCGTGTTCCGATAGATACTCCGTCTCTATATACTTCGTATTCTTTAATGCCCCCGTTAAAGGCTACGGCGTCCCAGCTAAGGGACACCGATGTATCTTTAGGAGTCGCCGTTAACCCTTGGGGCGCATTAGGGCGCAGTTACGACGGACGCGATACGGAAAGCAGATTTAAGTTTGATTTTGTGATCGAACCAAGCAGTCAGAACGAATAAGTTTTCGCCTGTGCTAATGTCTTTGTCGCTTTCGTAAGTGATCGCTGGATCGTAGTTAAAGTGAGAGTAACGGAAGTCACCCACGATTGGTTTAACCGCAGCATCAGAGAATACAACCGGCTTACCGATGATTTGCTCTGGCTGAGCGTTGTAAAGAGTTGCGCTACCATTCGCAAGAGTTTCAATGATTTCCAAGTAATCCGCATAAGTCATCATAACTTTTGCGTTCTCGCGGAAATCTTCCGGAAGATCAGCAATAGCCTTTTTAATCGCTTTGTACGTAGATTCTCCGGGCACTTCTTTAATGCCGGCGCCGTAGAAGGACATTTCTTCTTCGCCAGCTTTCGGAGTTGTGGCAAAAGATACTTTCTTCTCTTTAGCAGCCAGACCGGACTGAAGCGCTCTCTCAACTGTTGATACTAGGTTTGTATCAGTCGCAGCCAAAATAGTTTCAGAAACTTTAGCTTTAACTTTGAATTTACGACGACCGAAAGTAACGACTGAGCCTTCAACTTCTAATTCCTTAGCAGTCTGTGTATCTTGAATGAAATCATCATCATCTAAAGAAAAATCCACTTTAGGAATTTCAAGGTTAGTAACGCTAGTGTAAGTTGATACATTGCGTAGTGGGTTTGTTACAAAAGGCTCATGGATTAGCTCTTCAGAAACAGTTTTCGGCAGTAATTTTTCTCCGCCAGTTCCGTTGTTATCGCCAAGAGTCGCGCGTACTTCTTGCGCTGGAACTTCACGGCGAACCGCAGCACGAATAAGCCCAGCTTTAGCTGCGACTTTACGCACAGATGGGTCAGAACTTTCAAGACCGGCGCTTGCTCCTGCATTTGCTTTTTCCAGTGAAGCTTGAATTCTTGCTTTCTGTTCTGCTTCTTTCGTATCATGCTGATTTTTCAAAATGTCATAACGTTCTTTTAAGTCTTGTTTCTTCTGCTGAAGTGCTTTTAATTCGTCCGTAGCCACGCTAGGATTTGCAGCTTTATTTAAAATATCTGTTTCTACAGACGCTAGTTGTGCACCGATCGTCTGTAAATTCGCTTTAAGGTCGAATAATTCCATTAATATATTCCTCCATCACTTTTTAATTTGATTAAATGTGTTTCAGCTTCTGCGGCAATTTGTTCCCGGAATCGCCGTTCTTCCTCCGACATGCCCGCAGGCTGATCGGACTTAAAGACGTCCGGAGTATTCCGATAACTCGCGAATAACTTCGTATCTACCTTCGCAGCCACTTGTTTAGGAGCTTCGATGCTGTCGCAAAGCCCTAATTCGAGGCATTCTTGCGCTGTAAGCCACGTTTCAGCGTCTAAAAGCGCGATTAATCGGTCGCGATCAAGCTTTTCGCCTGCTTTTCCGAGATAGGCCTCGATAAGACTTTCGCGAATACGATCCATGTCATCGGCTTGCTTACGGAGTTCGTCCGCGTTGCCCTGCGCTAACGTCCACGGATTGTGAATCATCATCATCGCGTTTGCGGGCATAAAAATAGCGTCACCGGACATTGCGATGACGCTTGCGATACTGGCCGCCAGCCCGTCGACGTAAACGTTAACGTGGGCTTTGTGCCGTTTTATGATGTTGTAGATCGAATTTCCTTCGAAAACGGACCCGCCAGGCGAGTTAATATAGATATTTAGCGTTGAAACGTCGCCAAGTTCGTCTAAATCCGCCTTAAAAGTTTGCGCTGTTACTTCGTCGCCCCAAAATTGAGCCGAACTGATTTCACTGTAGATATAAACCTCGCCAGCTTTAGCGTCATTCTTCGCCGCTTTGATTTCCCAGAACTTCTTTATCGTCCTCACCTCCTTTCGAGTCTTCGTTATCATCTTCGTTAGTCTTTAACGTTGGAGGCGTTGGCGCATCGGTGCTCGTGATTTTCTGCTGGGCGACTTGATCGATCGGGAATAAGTCTTTGCTTAAATAAAGCGTATCTCCGCCCTTTTCTGGCGGTAAATCCTCCCACGCACGCACCTCATTCGGCTTAAACCAACCGCTCCGGATGCCTTTTTGGTAGAAATCCCCGCGAGTCCTCATGTCCCCTCGCAATAACGCGTTCATGTTGAACTTAAAATAATAACCGGCCTTGCGTTCCTTTTCGGTCAGCAGCTTCCGGTTAAATTCCTTTTCGTATTGAGTTGCGATAGGCATCAGCGTGCCTTGTACATAATCGATGTAAAGTTGCTCCATGTTCGATACGCTGCCTTGCGTTTCACCGAGCATATATAACGGAATGTTAAAAGCCTGCGCAACCCTTGAACGAGTCACTTTTTCGACCTCGAACGCCTTTGTATCGATGAATTCCTTCTTTAAATCCTTAATTTCAACGCCAGGTTCTTGAATTAGAATGCCGCCATTGTTCGAATAGAAGTTCCGGAAGTTCTCTAACATCGCTGTTTTCCGATCATCATCGAGTTGGTTGGCGACTTTGAGAATGAACGATATCTTGGCGCCGTCCATTTGCTCGAGACTGAACGTCCTTACATCGCGATCAAAGTCGAGCGCATTCCGCAGTACCTTTAAGGGCGAGATTCCTTTCAGTCCGTCAACGGATACATGCTTAACGTGAATGATATCCATGTTATGAACGAAGTAATTTCCGTTATCACCGAATATCTCGTACCATAGCTCGCGAGTCGATTCTTCAATGACAGGCTGCACTCTCGAAGGATCTAAAACGTCCAATCCGATGACCTCATAACGCATTCCATACCGTTTTAACGCGTATCCATCCCCTGAGATGTTCCGATGCGTCTCTAAAAGTCCGATCATTTCACCGGAAGTCATGTTATGGTTCGGCGCGTACGTTAATAGTTCGGATGCCTGCGACTCGATTGGCTGATAGTTTTTATACGCCTTGATCGGTAAGCTTGCCATCGTATTTGACAGCCGAGATACAGCCGAAAAGACTGTTTCGTTATCTGCCAGCGTTGTCTCTCCGTAGTTACCGAAAATACTGGCGCGAGGAATAAACCAATGCGGTAGGTCCTTTTTAACGGCCGCCTTTGCTTCAGTTGCGCCTCCGAAAAAGCTTCGTACGTTGCTCCAAAAGCCCATTTTCTCACCTCCTAACCGTTTAATAGATCGTTAATCGAGATAAATCCGACGCTCCCGCCTTCAACCGGCTTCGTCATGTCGAGATATACCTGCGAATGGGCGTTAAGGAATGCAGCAAAGCCGTCTATTTTTCGGTAGCGCGTCTGCTTGGTCGGCAGCCAGTTTCCGTTGCGATCTTCGACGAGCTTGACGTTGTTTAAGTACCACGTAAAGAGTTTGTTTTCGTTATATACGACTCTTCCGTCGAGCAATAATTCTTTAACGTTCTTCAACGGATCGCTCAACGTAATGTAACCCTGCCGCACGACCTCCGTTTGAAAGCCGTAGTTCTGCAGGTCTTGCACCAACCGCATCGCATTCGCAGGGTCAAACGTGATCTTTTCGATCTGATATTTTCGCGACATTCCAACGAACCAATCGTAAACGTACTCGTATTCTACGTATTCGCCTGGAATAATCGTCAAATAACCGTCGGCTTCAAACCCACGGTAGTCGATTTTTTCGTTATCTTTTTGTACTTTTGCCGCGGGAACCCACGAATGAGACAAAACAAAAACGCGATTATCCGGTAATATAAATTCCAGACACGCGCTCGTAAAGTCTTCCGTTTGCGATAAGTCGAATCCGCCGATACACCTCATTCCGCGCAATGATTCCGGATCTACATGTCCGTTATTGCGCTTAATGACTTCGAAGTCGATAAAGCTTTCTTCGCCGTTGTCAACGAAGATATTGAACCGCTTGACCAGCCAGTCGTTGTATTCGCGTGGTACGTGTCGGTCCGCGTTAAAGTCCTGGATCATCGACGGAATATCCATCGTTACGCCGATGTTTGGGTTCGCTTTGATCCACATTTCCGGGTTTTCGACCTCGGATATGTCGTCTAATTCCGCCATAAAGTAGAAATTTCGCTCCTGTACATTACTTCCGTCAAGAACATCGGAGGCAATTTCGTAATATTCGACTAAGGGACCGTCCAGCTGATAGCCCGCCGTCGTGATGTAAATGATTAACGGCTGAGTCCGCGCTGCCCGCGAGTTCTTGATTACGCTGATAAGCTTCGAATCTTTGAATTCGTGTATCTCGTCGAATATGCCGAGGTGCGTATTTAAGCCGTCCAACTTTTCGCTATCTGAAGCCCGCGCTTCGATTTGACTCATTGACGCGTCGTGATAAATGCCTTTCTGATTTTCGCGAATATGTTTACGAAGCTTCGGCGATTTTCTAATCATGGCGCGACTCTCTTCGAAAAGTACGCCCGCTTGCTGCTTCGAGTTGGCTAAAACGTAAGCTCGGGCGCCTGGTTCGCCGTCTTTTGTTATCGCAAAGTTAGCCAAACCGCTGATTTTCGTTGTTTTTCCGTTCTTACGTCCGACAAATATAAGGCCTTCGCGGAAACGTCGCAGTCCAGTATCACGATGAACCCAACCGTATAGCGATCCGATAACGAAATGCTGCCACGGCTGAAGCGTTAAGTTTGAATACCGACCTTGCGACGGCTTACAATACCGCTCGATAAATTGTATCGGCCGGTGTCCTTTTTCTTCGTCAAAGACGTAAGGGAATTCGTCTGTGCCAGCGCGTTCAAGATCACGAAGGTGACGTTTACAAGCGAGAATATTTTTCTTGCTCGCGACTATTTCACCCGCAGCTACCTTTTCCGCATACCAAGTCGTCAGCAACTTTTCGGACGGTTTTTCACGTATAAATCCGGCTATTTTTTGCGTTTTTAGCCAGTTTTCGTACCATTTTTCGACCTCTGTAGCGTTAGAATTTACGGAAATCATCGTCATCGTCATCACCGCCCGCCTTTAATTCTTGGCGTTGTGCGGGCGTCAGATCGAGCGATTTCAAAAGGTTATTTAACGTCGTAACCGTCTTCGTAAGCTCAATCGCTAACGGATTTTTGACGAGGTTTTCCGCGCCTGCCTTGTTCGTATGTCGCATCATTAAAGGGTTTTCCGCCACTTCCTTTTTTAATCGGCGGTAGAACTTATGCGTATCGATGTAAAGTTCGATAAGCTCTTCGTCCGATTCCGTATACCTGTCGCCAAGATATTCGCGCAGTCTTTTCGCAGTGGGTACCGCCATATGATCGCTCCTTTCGTCCGGGGATTTACCCCCTTTAATGTAAAATTTCCGGTCGCGCTACAAGCGAAGGGGCCCCGCCGGTCCCTACGTTTTTGCCTTCGAAATCCCAACGGCAGGGGGGCTATAGCTCCGGATTAGCCTGCGCCTTCACCACGTTTATTCTGCGATTCTTAGCCGTTTTCGCAGCCGGTCCAGCGCCTTTTTCCGGGTGCCTTCGGTTGTGACACGGATTGCACAAACTTACGAGATTTTCGAGTGTTAGCGATAATTCGGGATGATCGCGCAGCTCTTTGATATGATGAACCGTCTGAGCCTTCGTTATCTTACGTTCTTTGAGACAGTCTTGGCATAAGCCGAGGTCGCGCTTCAAGGCTAACGCTCTGCATTCCGTCCATGCCTTCGACTTATAGAACGCTCGTGCTTCGGGGTTACGCTTGTGCTTGTCGTAGTAGTTCAATGCATCGCCTCCTTTCGCATACTAAAGCGTCAATCACTCTACAGTGACTTAGGCTGCAACACTGTTCTCGACCTTCTCCGAAATAGAGGCGAACTTCCTCAGATAGAATGATTGCCTATGCTTCGGGAGTTGTTTTATATATCTGTTCACATGCGTAAGGCGAGTCTCTCCGTATACTCTGTCTTCGTCCGGACCGATTAAGTAAACGATTATAAGGTTACGACAGATCGCGTTGTATTCACGTAAAGTAGGCGATTGGCAATTAATAACGCGCGAGTGGCTTAGCTTAGCGTCCATCCAAACTCCGTTTTTAAATGTAAAGTCCGGTCTATGTTTTCCGTGACTCATGCGTTTGTAAGAAATCCCGAGCTCCTTTAAAAGACCGGACAGAACACGCTCGAATTCATGCCCGCACTTAATGGATGTATATCTGTTCTTTTTGATAGAGTTATAAGGGATGCCAGCTGCCTCTACCGCGTGTGCATACTTACCGAACAACGTCTCGCTTCTTAGCCTTAATGAGTCATCGGTAGCTTTTACGGCAGTATAATTTAAAGGGAGTCCCTCTGTATGCCTGCGCTGTATTTCGTTAATCACAGATTCTTCTGTCGGGTACTTTCTTGAACCTCGATACGAATTCTTTGCCATATGCGTTCTCCTACCTTTCGCGTATTTTTCCTACCAGTTAAGGTGCGATGCGGCTCGCACGTGGTAGGCCGTTCTGCTGGCGGGGCCAATCGCCAGTGAGCCGCAAACACAAAAAAGGCGACCGACAATTTGCCGATCGCTTTCGTTCTGTCTGCGGAAACACAAACAAACTTAATGAAATTCAAAAATTGGGGAAGAGGAAGAAAAAACGACGTATAGTATTATGAGGTTATCGATTCCTTCCTCACTTAATACAGATAAAATCCACACGAAACATAGGTTTTTAGCAGTTAACAAGAATTAATTTTCATAACGTAAGGCAGCATATTAGGCTTTAATACAAGTATTTTGAGGGGAATTAGTTACACTTCTTTATCCAGTGAAAATCACCGGACAATAGTTCTTTGAAACATAGCGTCCCTACGTCGCTATCGCTCCTTCGGTCCGCAGATATTATTTATTAAGTACCTTTATCGCGATTAGATAACTAATAACTCAATATCTCCGCCGTATGAGCGCTAGCGAATGGAAGGCGGTATGTTTGAACGGTTTTAATTTAGTATAGATATAGAACGTTTTGCGTAAATCCCACGTCAAAAACCGCGTTCACTCTTAGAGCCGCAAGGGATTCAGCGTTTGTAAGCACGGTGCAAAAAAAGGGGTGTATCTCGGCTTTTTGGTGCAAAAAAAGGGGTGTATTTTTCACCCCACGTAAGATTTCGAAGTAAATAACGCATCCAACGTTCCGTCCGGCTGGCCTGACTTGCGGTAGAAAATGTACGGATTCAGCACCGTTAACTTTTCGCGGCTGTCTTTCGCTCTATGCCATACGCCAACGACTCCGGCCTTCCTTAATCTAGCCAGCGTTTCGCGCGCTTTCTTTTCTGACATACCAACGAGCTCCCCGATCTGCTTTTCGTTGAGAAACCGAATCTCTCCCGAAGCACAAAACGGATCGTTACATATCATATTCGTTTCTAAGTGGACGTTAGGAAGCAACTTATATACGAAGCCAAGGTCCGCCGCCTTTACGTCGAGGCATTTAACGGTAGAGAAGAACGTCTTAATCATATTCTGCGTCTCAGCGCCGGCCTTACCTCGTAGGTGATAACGAGGGTTTACCGTAAAGCGTCCGTCTTCTTCGTATATGATCTCTTTATCCTTCAGCTCGGTAACGACTGCCTTTACTGTGCGCGGACTCACCTTTAGTATTTTCGCTAATGCTGCGCGTTTGGCCGGCTCTTTCTTTCCGTCTAGGATTACGTTTGTTTCGTACTCAATATACGGCTGCAGCATAACGACGTACCCGCAATACGTATTCGATAGTTCGCTTGTTACTTCGCGTATATGCTTCATATGTGTAAGTGAAAAGTGCCGCGTATCCTTCCCGCGCTTCTGCATCTTCTTATATGCTTCGTCTTGGTTGCGGTGCCTTATTGTATAATCCGTTAAAACCTCGCCCGTAGATTGATCGACAACTAATTTAGCTCCCATTTTATAGCCTCCCGTATTTTGATATGAACAAGCCGACAGGCCCGCCTATGAAGCGAAGCCGCCGCCCTTGAATGCGATATAACCTAGCGGACCCTGTCGCCCACGTTTCCGCCATGCTCGGTACTTCTCGGAGCACATAGATTTCACTTTGCCGCGGTAATCTACGTTGTCGTAGTATTCGCGTGTCTGTAGGTTGAAGCGTAAGTATTCGTCGAGGTAGCACGTCCCAGACCGGCCGTTCGTGTAGTCGAGGTATATGCGGCCACATACCGGACACTGTTTCCACCGATTGGCCCGTATCCATTTAAAGTCGCGCCAAGTTAGTCCGTAGCCTGGCGCATTATTTTCGAGAACTTGATCTAACGTGTCACGATAGTCTTTAAGATCCTCGCGCAGCTCGTCGAAAGCCGCGCGGAAATCTTCGATACTATCAAAACGGTCGCCTAAAATAACGCTGAATTCATACGATATATTTGAGTAAAAACAACGCTTCCACTCCGGGTCTTTGCTTTCAATCGCAGGAACAACGGGTGATTTCGGCATGTCTTTTCCTCCCCTATTTGTATAATTTCGTCCATCCTTCGCGGAAAGTACCGTTCTTTTCATCTTGGGATACGGACCTCTTTCGTCCGGTGACGGTTCCTTGACGAACTTGATTCCATCCCGGCGCTGCGTGGTTGTCTTTACCTTCATCAACGAGGCTTAGACCGCCCAAGCGTCGATCCATCTGCTCGAGCTGCGCTTCGGTATAAAACGGATATCGCTCGACGTAATCCGGAAAGTCTCTCGGAAACACCGGCGGGCCTTCTTCCTGCTGTCGCACCGTTTCAACCGCAAGGGAATCGCGCTGTGCCTTATCACTCAACCAACGAAGTAATGCGTTTTGAACCTCGCGAGTAAACGAATATACCGGCGCTTCTCCGGCTCCTACGGCGTTTAACCACTCGCCAAGTACGTCAGGTCCTTTAGCTTTAAACGGCTTATATGGAGGCAATTTCTTCGCTCTATAACCGAGCATCACCGCGGCAACGCCTTCCGGAGCTGTCATACGTATCTCGCGCGCCTCGCTCGTCTTAATACCGAGCAGCTTTTTCACGTCCCTGTCCGGCAGTTCTAAAAAATAATGAAGCGCGATAACTTTTCGCTCTATTCCATCGAGTACGTCCGTATCTAACGCGGTTCTCAAGTCGCTCAGCATTGTGACCGTCGCTTCGTCCGTCTGACCCTCGATTTGGTTATATATTGAGAGCAGACGAATGATTCCTTCCTCGTCGTAAAGGTATTCATCCTCTTGTTGCGTTACCTTTGTGTGGTAGTTCGATCCCTTCCCCATATTGCCGCCTCCCTTTTTAAAATCTGTTTGCCAACCGCATATTTTTGTGTTATAATTAAAATGGGTAAAAATATAGAAAAATCATATTTTGATTAAAATAAAACCTCTAAAATCACCCATTAGCTAAGTTTTTCAAAAGCTTATATCTTCTCACGAACTCCAGAAAATCATCTGTAACTTCAAAATCCATCGCTAAAACCCTTTCTGCTTTTGTAGAAACTGTTCTAGTTCCGTTTTCGATCATACTTACATAGGTAGGACTTATACCGAGGTATTTAGCAAACTGTGCTTGTGTCATCCCTTTGAATAGCCGTATTAGTTTAAAATTTTCATTTGATATGTTCATTATCCACGCACTCTCCTAAACTTTTTTTAACAAACTACACAACTAGGTTAAAATAAATCAGCGAGGGACTTCACAATCCCTCACTAATTACACATAAAGTCCACTTGAAACAGGTGTTTTTATTGACCGTTAACAAGTTTTTTGATTTCGTTCACCGTATCATCGATCGTTTTCTCGTCGTCATAGTATAGAGTTAGTGCGTTATCACATAACTCATGATGACGACCGTCAAACCCTGCCGCATAAAAAGCCAATGCCTCGATATCTTGCAGAAACCGGAAGATAACTACACCTTCACTAGATGCGCGTTCATCCAAAGCTTTTGTAGCCAATAAAGTCCTCTTAATAAAATCGAAGTCGCCGTTACGGTCAGTCCAGTTAGCGTTTCTCAGCATCGACTGAACAACGTCCATGTTAAGCGCTTCAGCTTTAATCGGAAACTCTAATAAAGAAATTTCATAATCATCTTTGTTGATACCGATTCCTTTTAAAACCTCTTCGACCATAGAATCTAACTGATCGCCCAGACTAACGCCTTCTTCTTTTGCTGATAAATGGATTGCTTTGTACGCGTTCAGGAACGTCGTTAGAACTTGTGGATAGTCGTTTTGACGAGTAGTAAGATTAAGAGCTTCCTCAACGCTCGGAACGTTCTCCCAATCTTCATTTACTGCAGCTTCTAACGCGTCAATCATGACATCGTATCGAATGTTTCCGCATTCCATTTCGTACAATAAGTCTCCGATTACTCCTGGCGCTCCCTTTTCACCGAATAACGCATCATCCAACAAATATTTGCGGCCTTCTACAAGATCAATAGACGCATTTCTGCCGAATACCTTCTCAAAATCGCGTTCCTTCTTATAATCATTTCGACGGCCATCTAAGACTACAGTGATAAGATTTCTTTCGACTTTAGAAAATTTCTTCATACAAACATCCCCTTATTTTGAGTTTTAGGGATTTTTTAAAAACCCCTCTAATATGTCAATGGGTATATGCCCACTACTTCTGCGACACCCTAAAAATAACCAAAAATCCAGAATTCCTTGCTGCGTGTGGGATTGAGGCGTAAAAAAATTTTCTTCCTCGCTATTAGTTGCGTATATAACCTTGAAACTGGACGCCTTCATTACCGCACAATGTAGCAAAAAATTTCTCCGACCTTTTCCTCCCTTCATTACTAACTGCGTATTAACTTATGGGTCGGCAAGATCTTTCCGCTAACTTTTCGTTCTTCATAAGTAAAACCCCATCGATATATCTGATTTTACGACACCTGAAGTAGAACTTTTTTACAACCGATAATATGCACATGAACTATATGTCGCGCAAATTTACCCCTCATACACAACTGCGAGGTTAAATATCGAATTGGCAAAACCTTTTCGTTCCACTGGAATTTATCCGCCATAAATAGATGCGTAGGAACTTCAAAATACGGACAGAATTTAAGCCGGCGTTTAACCGGCTTTAACTTCGGAACCTCCGTCAATCAGATTTTCCGGAACGTCGTGTATAGCCCCCGACTGCCCCTCGATCTTATAACTCTGTTTTTCGCGCTGCCAGTCGATTACCTTACCGATCATCGCTTCGGATGAGAGCCAAGTCAGTCCGCCAGTTTTAACGCCCCAATATCGAACCGTCTCGCCTACTTTATACATTGCCAACGCCTCCGGTGAAGAACAGACGCACGAACTGCGCGACACTCATACTCGCTAATTCCCGACCGTCGAGTTTCTTTAGGGCAGCCGTCGTCTTAGCAAACTCGAATGCGAATGATGCCGGGTGGGCATCGTCGTATAAGTGGTAGCCGTCATCCTTCCACGTCAGGCCGCCAGTGTCATAAAACGCGAACCTGCCGCCGCCTAGCGCATCAAAGTCGCACAACGCTACCGTATCCGCTGCGATGAGGTAGGCGTCGTATGTTTCTTTATATGGGAAATCTGTCGATCCGTGTCGAACTAACCGTACTTTTTCGGCTTTGAATGGGCTCATGCTGGCTGCGCCTCCTTTCGCGTTTTTCCCGCAAGGAATAACATCAGATCAACCGCAGACATGGCCGCAACCTCTTCCAGCGTAGGAATGACACCACTTTCCGGCACCGTGTACGCCACATCTTCGTGAACTTCCGAGAACCATCCGATTTCCGGTCCGTTTAAACCTTCATACAGTGAGTAAAGAACGACTAAATGCTCGTTATCTTCTCCGTTTGTCATAATGAGTACGTACCCATTTTCGATATTAATTGCGTCAATTTCTTCTTCGAAACGCTTTCCGTCCTCAACCAACCAAAGATGATTCACTTTTACTTTCTCCATTTCGTTTCCCCCTCGAATTTTAGTTCCGTCCGCAATCTTAGATATAAGGTACAAGAGCACGCTCTAATTCAGTCCGTTCTTTTCTGAGTGCTGATCTAGCTTCGTGCAGTCGCTTATTATCTGCGCAAAGGTCTGCTAAACGGCTGTTTAGCGCTGCAGCCTCTCCGGTACTCGCGTCAAGTAATTCGAACCGCACCTTAGCGATTTCGTAACTATTTTCGTGAAAAGCGAGTTCAGCTTCGCACCACTTGCGATGGGTTTCGTCTCTTCTCGCGATCAAAGTCTCTTTAGTCGACTCCTTAAGCGATTGCCGTACCTCTTCCGATAAGTTGTGCGGTGACTGTAGCGCGTAATCAATGGGGAAAACATCTAATACGGTGCCGTTCTCGGCGATTACAAGGCGCACTCTTTCGTTATAGTTGTCGTAAACGGATTGGCTGCCGCTTGTAGAACCGAGTGACCAAACGAATGAAGAACCTTGCGCGTATTTAATTAACGCGTTCTGTGCCTGCGCATTTGTAAGACCGAGACGAGCTACCGCATTTTTTACTGCTAACCGAGAAACGCTATATTTATTCATTGTCGAACCCTCCGAAGTTGTTGTTTTGAGCGTCGGAATCCTCTTTCCAAATCGCCCATGTCATGCAGCCTAAGATAAACACTGCGATTACTGCGGATATTTGAAATATCCATCCGAAATCGTCCGGCATATCGTTGACCTCCATTCAATTTTCCGAAGATGTTCGTATACTGTTCGCCTTGTAAAATCCGTTGCCAACGGATAAAATACAAAATAAGTAACAAAACCTTCGGGTTTTTTTTTGGTTGCTTAAAAATGCTGTTATGTGAGAGTAACAGCGATGACAAATACGATAACTCCGCCAAGAGTGTAAATATCGTGTTTGTATATCTTCTAACTGAGTTTGATCGGGTCGTTCTGCGCCAACAGGACGGCCTTTTTTGTTTCTGCATGTTCGCCAAAACATGTTTCACATAAGAAAAATATACCACTAATTCATAGAAAAGTTTGAATTTTTGCGTCATATTATATTTTTAAAATTTCCTTGAATTTATTGATCTACCGCCGACTAACGCCGGCGGTTAAAGCAATTAAGCTCCTGGGTTAAGCTCGGCAACTTTAAAGTCACCTTTTGCAGTGTTCGTTTCAAGTTGTTCCTTGTGACTAAGATACCCGGCTGATACCAATACGATCCCAGTGACTAAAACAGCTAACAACTTCTTTTTCAAAACCAATCTCCACCTTTTCAATTAATTTGATCGACTTTAAAGCCTCAACTTGCTCACTGTCGACGCCAAAGCGAGCAAGATCATCGGCAATTAGATAAGCGAAAAGAAAGTTCTTTTTACTAAAGAAGTAGCTTATACCTTCGTAGATGGATGAAAGATCGTTTTTCGACACAAACCCGAAGTATTTAATAAAATCCGCTTCTTCCCGCAGTGTCATATTCATTAAATAATTTTTTAACTCTGGAATAGGCATCCCGTCCCGCACATCATAGTATAACTTTGCCAGCTTTAGATTCATTTTAGTTTCCGCGATAAGGTCTGCCCTCTCAATTTTGCACATCATCTTGTAGCTTCGCTCGAGGTATTTCAAACACAAAGATTTATTACTAAGTAGGTAGGACATCCCAAGTCCATAATAACCGTCCGATAATGCTTTAGGGCTGATATTAGAATGAACTAATATTTCTGAGAAATGACGCGATGCTTCGAAATTAGAAAAGTGGAGATGAACCGGCATCATTACTTCTGCTAATCTATAAACATAGCACTGTTTAAAAAAAGCCCTTCTTCCATCCCCTAGTTTTTGAATTGCTTTCTCGATCTTCTCGGCCCGCGTTAATATCCCAAGGAAGTCTTTTTTGTAGTAGAGCATGTAGCATTTATAAATATCTACTATGATCGCTAAGCTCTTATCTGTGATGCGAATATCTTTCAGCTTTTCATAAAGATCAAAAAATCGGATCTTCCCTCTCATAAAATCGTAAATCAACTTATAAACGTCGTGATATGCAGTTAAGTAGTCATCATTCTTTGTTTTACATAACAACTCTTCAAGTAGATCCACGTCCCTCTTGATAGCCGCGTATTCAAATGCGTGTTTAAGCGCTTCAGTTGTAAAAAGTTTCAGACACCATTTTCTCATGACAGTGTGATAGTCAGATCCCTTACAAACTTGCGCAATCTTAAGCATCGAAATAAATCCAATAGTATCCGAATCCTTTAAATCATACATCGTCCGTGAAGAGATCCCAGCCAGTCCCGCCACTTTTGGCGTTTTTAGATCGCAATCCTCAATCAAGTTGAAAATTTCGTCTGATAAACTTTTCAAACCTTTCCCCTTCTTCCTCCTAATTATTTGTGCATCCAGAAACGAATAGAAAAACTGACGGCAATAGGTTATAATTTCCTTCGTACAGCCCGATATATAGCTTTTGCGGAGGTGCTTAAAGGTGAAGTTTAAACCCGGAAGGTGTTTACTTCGCGACCGGCTGCATGAGCGAGGGCTTACGCAGACACAACTTGCGGACAAATCGGGGTACGATAAGAGTCACGTCTCTAAATACGTTTTAGGTAAGCAGGAAATGACGCTTAGTACCGCTAAAACCTTCGCTGTAATCATCGGGTGTTCAATCGATGATCTCTACGAATGGGTGCCGCAAGATTAAACGGTCGCTGACGGGATTTTTAAGCATCGCCCGTCAACCGTATAGTGGCCGACATAAGCCACCTCAAAACAAAAGCGTACAAGTGTTCTTGTCTCGTTCTATATATTACCTGACTATTACGAATATTTCAGTCGATTTGTGTCGAAAGTCACAAAAATTTTAGAGGTAATTGTTTACAAATTTGTCGAATCGCTACGAAACCACCTTCTTCTGTGCTTTCCTTTCGGCAATCGCGACCAAGAAATCGAGAACTGACATGCTTGCGAGCTTTTCGATCGGTACATCAGCGAGCCAACCATCGTCGTATATATCGTGTAAGACTCTGTCATTGTCTCCGATTTCCCACGCGCCAGGATTGCCGGCCATTTCGTAAAGCATAATACCGCAGTCTTCTTCGTAACCAACCGCCATGTTCCCGCCTACGTGAACGAGTTGTTTTTCCTTTCGCAAGTCCTTCCCTTCTCCTGCGTAATCATATATAACGTACTCAGCCGGAATAAGGCTGCTTTGTTTATTAACGTTTGTCATAACGGATCATCCTTTCGTTTTGTGACGTCCGACGACTGCGCTGTCGCCGAACGCCGTTTTGTTATTCATCGGGACAGCAACTTCCACACGATCAACCCGCAATATACGACCGCGGTTCCTATTCCGATGAAGTCTAAAACAGAAAGTGCTGCAAAATTCATATTCGCGATCCAAAAACAAAGGGCAACGATTAGAAAAATTTCGATTGTATTAATCTTTTTCATATGTGGTATAATTGATTGAACAGCCGGGGCTTTCGCCCCGTCTTGGTTACTTGCGACGTTTCTTCTTGGAGGGAGAGCGTCGCTTTTTTCTTTTCGTCTCTTTTCGCATCTTGTTAAGTTCTAGCAAGAGTTTGAAAATGGTTAGCCAAGATGCGGCAATAACGGAAAGCTTTGTTATCAGTTCAATCAATCTTCTGTCCTCCTTTCTGTTTACTGGAAGGACTTTGTGTTCCGTCCTTCTGATACCATAATACACTTTTGTGTAGTTTAGGTCAACACATTTATGTATTTTTTCTACACCTTTTTGTATTATTTTTATTCACATGTGATATACTAGGTGTATAAACCCACAGATAGTGCTTTGGAGGTATTAGAATGACTAAGAAATCCCTTAATCTAAAACCAAACTATAAACCATTAGAAATGACTTTACTAAAGAAGGACATAACCAAGAAACAACTTAAGGATGATCTACGTATTTCCCCGACAATCATGGCGAAGTTTTCAGCAGGCGACTTTGTTTCGCTGACTACAATCGCTTATATTTGCGAATACTTAGATTGTTCGATCGAAGAGGTTGTTCAGTTCGAATCAACTAAAGAAGAAGTGGAATAAGTTTACCTTATTAGTACCTTGCGTTTTCATTTTTAAGAAGATACTATAGGAGACACGGGGAGGACTCTCACATCTATCCCCGTATCAACGTTTCTGGCGCTAGTCGTTTTTTACGATTAGCGTTTTTTTAATGTTTATTTTATAAAAATCTCCTTAAATTCTCGGCAACTTCATTTTTATCTAGGTACAGGTATTGAGTAGTAACAGACAGATCACTATGACCAAGCGCTTTCGATATATCTGTTAATCTGGCGCCTTTATTTAATAAGGACTTGGCGAAGCCCCTACGTAAAGCATGTGGATTAATATTTTTCAATTCATACTCTCGAGCATATTTGTTTAAACGCTTCTGGATGTTGTTATTTGACGGGCTGGTTGCGATTGGACCGCCCTGTTTTGTAATAAAAACGTATGTATTATCCTTTTGATATTGACTTCGGATATCTTTATTTTGCTTCATCAAAACATCTAACATGCGTGTAAGAACATCATCGAACGGTAGCAAAATTGATTCGCGATTCTTTAGAATATCTCCGTTCAATCTAAGTAATCTATCCGAAAGATCAATGTGTTTTTCTTCTAGGTTTGCCAAGGTACTTACACGAATTCCCGTTTTATACATAAGAAGAACTGCTGTAGCATCACGCAATTGGACAAAATCTCGTAAATCTAATACGGACAAGAGTATTTTAATATCCTGTTCCGCAGCCCCTTCTTTAACTTGTCTATCGACCTTTACATTAATGTTCTTCCAAAATTTCGTTTCAAACCACCCGTTATCAAAGCAGCGCGACAAAAAAGCCTTTAAACACTTAAGACGTATGAGTCTTGTTTGCGCACTGACATTCATTTTTTCAAGCCACGAATAAATCGATTCGGTAGTTATTTCGTCCAGAAACGTGAGGCCCTCCGATCTCTTAAAATCTGTCACATGAAGGCTGTAGTCACTCCTTGTTCTCTTTCTGCTCCCTGAGACCTCCATTTGCCTCAAGATTATAACAAGAGCTTTTTCTATTGTTGTCCGATCTCTAAGAGAAGTAGCTGAACTCAGTTTATGTATTAAACTAGTTAATTCAGACAGGTCATCCTTCACAGTGAAAATATCCTTCTTTTTTGTCATACTGAACTCTCCTTTCAAATGAAAGGATAAAGGATATAAAAATTCTTTCAATAAAATAACGAGAAATAACCTGATGTTACTATTGTAAAAACAACCTTTTATATCTAAAAAACGAACATTGAGCAGTTATTTAATCCTAAAAACCAAACGAAAAGCGAACGAAATCAACACCTTAGAATGCGACGTACTAACGCCCGAAGACGCTACCGAGACGTTAACGAATCAAATCGCGCAGCATACAAACGGTCGAGCATCCGATCCAGTACGCCATTATAATAACCGGCCAAATTTCGTATCGCTTTCCGTTTAGTCGCGATAAATGTTTGGCGAACGGCTTCCAGTCCGATTTCTTGAAGTGTATCGGCAGCATAAACGCCTTTTAAATATGACGTATGCGCGAGATAGATACCGTAGAGCTTACTCGTCAATTTGCGATCACTGACAAACGTATTGACCGCCGATTTAAACGCAGCATACGTATTACGTAGTAACTTTAATTTGCTTTGAGAAATAACAGCTTCGTCTTTCCGTTTCGGCGTTTCCGCCTTTGTCTCCGTTGGCTTTTCGGCAGCTTGGCGGGGTAACACGGACGGAGTAACATCGGCTTTAGACGCCGGCAGGATAACGTACATATTGGCGCCGTTACCACCGGATACTGGCCGATATTTTATTTCTTTACGGATAATGCCGAGATTGATTAGTCGTTTAATGGAGCGAATAACGGTTACGCGGTGCTTGCCGATTAGTTCTGCGATCGTTGCGAGCTTCAGATACGCCACGCCGGGCGTTTTTACGGCATGACGAGACAACACCTTCAGAACCTCGATTGCGGCAGGCGTTAGATCGGATTTATTGCGGTATATGTGCGTACGGATGGCGCCATTAAGCTCGTCCACAGAACGGAACGACGCCATTTTAGAGGCTTCTTTCGTGTACAT